TTGACTGGGGATCAGTACGGCTGGTACTTGTAAAGGGTGAGCCTGTTTATATTATCGACGACCGTGAAACAGGTATCAGGGGAACTTACCTGAGCTGGCAGGTGATCCATTTTAAAATCAATTCGCGCAACGGATGGCAGGGACTGAGCCCGATAAGCGTAGCCCGGGAAAGTATCGGCCTTGGTATGGCCGCCGACAGTTTCGGATCGGACTTCTTTAACAAAGGAGGAAATCTGAAGGGTGTGCTCGAGACTGAGGGGTACATGAAAGACGATGAGTTTAAGGCATGGAAGAAGAGATGGGATGCGTATTATGCCGGGTCGAGGGGAGACCACACCACTCCTATCCTCGAGTTCGGGATGAAATACAAACCTCTCGGGGTTCCGCCTAACGATGCCCAGTTCATTGAAACAAGGGTGCACCAGGTGCAGGATATAGCAAGATTCTTCGGAGTACCGCCTTCGCTAATCGGAGAGAACAGCAGGAACACCTTCACAAATGGTGAGCAACAGGATATCCAGTTTGTAAAGTATTCACTTTCGCCTCTCTGCAAGAGCGAGGAGGCAGAGCTTGAGTTCAAACTGACAGACCGGCTTAATAAGGATAAGCTGGATATAAAATATAACCTGGACTGGTTGCTGCGGGGCGACATGCTATCGAGGGCAAGGTATGAGCAGACGCTTGTATCGAGCGGGATACTGACGAGGAACGAAGCCAGGGAGATTGAAGGGAAACCTCCACTGCCAGGACTTGATGAGCCTCTTAACCCGGCTTTTCTGACAGGGAAATCGAAGAATGAAAACGACAAGCAATGAAAAGATTAACATTCGGACAGGTAAGAGAGATACCGAAAGACGCTGAGGAGACGAGGGTTATCCCGTTTGTGCTGAGCACAGCGGCGAGGGACCGACATCACAGCATACTGAACCAGGACGGCTGGGTTCTGGATTCGTACAGGGGTAATCCGATTGTGGGATACAACCATAACCTGTACGGAGATATGTGCAATCCTCCGGATCCGGATGACGTGATCGCAAAATCGCCACAAATAGATGTGGAGGAGCTTGCCAGCGTGAAGGCACTGGTAGGTTACCCGGTGTTTGAGACTGCAGACCTGAACCTGAAGGCGGACAAGATATTCAGGAAGCTGTTGCTGGGAACATTAAATGCATCGAGCGTTGGATTCCTGGAAGTGGGAGCCGGCCAATGGGGCGTGAACGAGGAAGCTGCCGGACATGACAATGAGACTTATTACTTCCAGGGACAGGAACTGCTGGAGTTCAGTATTGTAAATATTCCATCAAATCCCCAGGCCCTTGTTAAGAGTATGAGAACACAGACCGCTACTGCAATAACTTTCGCATACCATGCACTGGGCGGAAAATTCAGGCTCTCACAGATTGAGAACATGAGGGTGAGGGACGTACTGGACCTGCTCGATGGAAAAGATATCGAGATAAAGGAGACAGACCCGGACAAGGTGAGGAAGATGCTGGAAGAGGAAGCTGCTAAAAAAGCAGAGGCATCGATAATTGAGGCACAAATGAAAAGATTCAGAAAATAAACAAGCCTTCAAAGGCTATCATTAATAATTAATTTAAAAACAGATGAACAGTAAAGAGTTGAGACTCAAACTGGAAGCCCTTAAAAAGGAGCTTGAAAGCATAGCTAATAAGAAGGCTTCCGAACTCACTGACGAAGATCGTGTTAAGTGGGTTGAAAAGTTGACTGAATACGAGAAGCTGTCACTTGACCTGAGAGTGGAGCTTGAGCGTGAATCGTTCCTGAGGCAGTCGGCGCTTAGTGGCGGCGGCATAAGCCTGAAGGAACAGGCAGACCTCCAGAGGTATTCCTTCAGGAAGGTTATCCTTGCCTCGCTTGCAATGAGACACGGGATCGGCGAACAGAAACTTGACGGGGTTGAACTCGAGATGCACCAGGAAGCTGTGAGGGAAGCAGCTTCAGAGGGAAGAATTGTTTCGGGGATCGGTGTGCCGTACATGCTTCTGTCGAAGAGACCGATGAAGAGAGCAAGCACGGGCCAGAATGTTACAACAGCTGCTGATGGCGGATATCTTGTTCAGGAAGAACCTCTCCTGTATTACCAGGCATTAAGGAACAAACTTTTGCTTCCGGGCATGGGTGCCAGGTTCCTCACCGGCCTTGTAGGCGACCTGCCCCTGATTGAAGGAGGATCGTTCACCGCCAGCTGGCTTGCAGAAGACGGCGAGGATACAGCAACCAAGGTTGCCTTTGACGAGCTGGTAATGAAACCTAACAGACTCCAGGCAACGGGCGCCCTTTCGATGCAGCTGCTCAGGCAGACAAGCGTTGATGTGGAGAGAATGATCGAGGAAGATCTTATTGCCGCCCACGCACAGGGACTCCAGACAGCGGCCATCAACGGATCAGGAACGGCTCCGGAGCCGCGCGGCATTCTAAACAAAAGCGGAATCGGCTCTGTTGCCATCGGCACAAACGGAGGATCCATAGCATTCTCGCATTGTGTGAACCTGGAAACGGAGGTAGCCATCGATAACGCCGAGGGTAGCGCCATGGCCTACCTGACAAATGCGAAGGTGCGCGGGGTCCTGAAACAGACTGAAAAAACGAGCGCCAATGCACTCTATATATGGGACCGTAACGAGGTGAACGGCTACCCGGCATTTGTTACAAATGCTGTTCCGTCGAACCTTACCAAGGGGAACCAGATTGGGGTATGCTCGGCACTTATATTCGGAGACTTCAGTAAGCTTCATATCGGACAGTGGGGCGGTCTTGAACTGATCGTGGATCCTTATTCTCTCAAGAAGAAAGCAGAGGTAGAGGTAACCGTGATATCGTACGGTGATATCGGAATTGTTCAACCTGAAGCATTCTCTGCCTGCAAGGATATAAAGACTGACTAAGATTTTCAGTTCGGTTGGTTTTAGGGTTGGAGGGGCCGGTTCAGGCCGGTCCCTTTTTTAAAATAATCAAAAACAGGAAGAGATGATAAAGGTGAAATGGCTGAAATCGCACCCGGCATTCAGCTACTTTGAGGGCGACACGGGAATGGTGACACCGGGATGGGCACAGAAGCTCCTCGCATCGGGGCATATTTTATTAATCCCGGAAGAAAGTGCAGACTTTAAGCTGATAGAGCCTAAAACAACGACTGGTACAGGCAACGGCCCAGGTGAAGTATTGAACACCCTGCCTGAGGATCTGCCGGGAAGGGAGAAGCTGTTCGCAGCGGGTTTCGACACGGCTGAGAAGGTGAAAGAGGTTAGCGGCGGGGATGCGCTGCTGGACGTAGGGATATCGGTGACGATGCTGAAGAAGATAAAGAAGTACTTTAAGGCTTAGTGCCCCCCTATAATCCCCCCTGAAGGGGGGATGGAGACCCTCGCAATGACAGCAGATAATGGAAGAGATCAGGTATAAGATAAAAACGGAGGCGACTTTTGAGGCGGTGGATCTCGACCGGTTCAAGAGGAACGTGCATATAGGCGCCCAGGACGAGGAGGATAATATGCAGGATGAATACCTGCAGGAGATCCTCGAAGCGGTGACCGACGATGTGCAGACCGATATCGGCAGACGCCTTTGCCAGGAAACGTGGCTGGGATATCTTGATGATTTTCCGGTGGCTGATGCTAACGGCAATTGTGAGATTGAGATAACACAGGGACCGGTGATTGAGGTTATAGGGGTTCAGTATTATAACAGCTCGAACGTGAAGACGGTGATGAGCGCCGCCGATTATGTGCTGGATAACACCGAACTGACTGCCAGGCTTCGCTTCCTGAATACTTATACTGTTTACAGCGAGAGGCTGAATGCGGTGGAGATCGAGTTCACGGCAGGATACCAGAGCGCCGGGGCTGTGCCGAAACGGATAAAGGATGCGATAATACTCCTGGCTACAGACAGGTACCTGAACCCGGAAAACGCTACGCTGAACTTCGGATCTTCGATAAGGCAGAGCAAGGCGGATATTATGCTGAGGAAGTTCAGGGTGCAGAGATTTTAGTACAAACCCCCTTCCGGCGCATAAGCGCCACCTTCCCCCAGGGGGGAAGGAAAGAGGTAAAAAAGCTGATTATGGGGAAAGTGGGAGATATGGACCGGAAGATAGAGCTGAAGTCGATGACTTCGACGAAGAGCTCCATGGGGGCACCGGTGAAGACTTATACCCATTTCAAATACGTGTGGGCTTCGAGGGTGAGCGCAGGGGTTTCGCCCGAGAACTATGTTAACAACCGGCTGGTGGTGGCGCCGAGATACAAGTACACCATACATATCAGGACGGGACTGGAAGAGTCGATGCAGATAGTTGACGGGACAGACAGATTCAACATTCTGACGATAGATCCCGTGGACATGTTGTTCGTTGAGATACTGGCAGAGAAGATAGTGGAATGAGCACGGTGACTTTCGAGGGAATGGAGAACCTGCAGAAGATCTTCAGGGAGTTCCCGGAAATGGGTTACCGCAAACCGGTGATAGCAGCATTCCGCAAAGCGGCAGAGCCGGTGAAGAGGGCGATGATATCGAACCTGCCCGGGAACCTGAAGCCGCTGCGGAAAGCGATAAAGATAAAGCCCGGCAAGGGAAGAAGCATGACGCTTTCAGTGGGGATCTACGCCAGGCAGGGTGTGTACAGGAACCGAAGGGGACAGGACTGGGATCCATACCAGCTGGCATACTGGCATAACTACGGGACACTGGCCAACAGGGATCCGGAACACCAGTTCAAGACGGGAAGGCGGAAGAAGACGGCGGGATACAGGGGGGGAATAAGGCCGATGAGGTTCGTTGAAAGAGCATGGGAGGAGAGCAAGGCACAGGCACAGAAGGAGTTTGAGGTTGCGGTGGACAGGGAGATGACGAAGTGGATGGAGAAGGAGGCGTATAAGGGATAGAGGGGTTGCTTCGCTTCGCTCGCAATGACAGAGGATAAAGACAGACAGATTGCTTCGTCGCTGCGCTCCTCGCAATGACGGAGACTAAATAGAGATTAAGGATTATGTTAAGCGCGGCTATACAGAGTACACTGGCAGGGATAATCACCAACACGTTTTTTGCGATTGGCGATGAGGAGATTGAGGTTCCGTTCTGTGTACACAGGGAGCTGCAGAGGCCGGAGAGGATGAAGAGCGGGGTGTCGGGCTATGAGTATGATGTTGAGATAGCTGTTATTGACTCGAGCCCGGACGCTGTTGAGACAAAGAAGCAGAGCATAAGGACAGCCCTGGAAGCCCTGGAGGGGACGACAAAGGAGAGCACGGCGATAGACTTTGTAGAATACCTGGGCGACGAGCCGGACCATGATGAGGAAAGTAATCTCTACACCAATGTGCTGAGATTCATTATAACGACAAGTAACATTTAATACCATAAGGAAATGGCAAAAGTTGAACAGTACAGACTGACGATCAAGTGGGGAACGAAGCTCATAACCGGGCTGGTGACCACGGGGCTGAAGATTAAACCGAATTTCGAGGATATCCTTCTGAAGTCGAACTCGGGAAACCCGAGCAAGGAATACGAAGATTCGGACCTGACGATGAGCATCGCAGGGAAGACCTACGACAACACCGGCACGGAGGAGAACTTCGAGAGCCTGAGGCATGCAGCATACCTGGGAACACAGGTTGCATTCATCTACGGACGTTTCGTGCAGGGCACACAGCAGGTGAGCGGCTATGCAGTTATGACCGACTGGAGCGAGGATGCCGGATCGGAGAAGAAAGCCGGCGACTGGAGCGGGACAATGGAGGCAATCCGCGGATCGATAGTATTCGGAGCACAGGCATAAACCGAGACCGATGAAACCCGACTACCTGACACTGAGCGATGGCCGGAAGGTTCGCATTGAGTGGAACATGAACTCGATGGGCCACTATGTTAACATTACCGGCAATGAGCTCACAGAGTTCAAATCGAAGAAGGCAGACATAAACACCATGAGGAAGATAGCATGGCTGTCTGCCGTGGAGGGTGAACTGTGTGATGGAAAAGAACTGGGACTGGACGAGAACCAGTTCTGCAGGCTGATGAACATGCCGGCCATAATCGAGTTCTCGAGGATACTGACGGAACAGAGCTCGCTTGCCATTCAAAAAAAAAGAGAGAGCCACAACCGGTGGCCGAGGATCCTGAGGAGGAAGGGGTAGAGCTGGATGAAGAGCTGACGAAGTTCACATGGTCGTACATGAAGGGGTTCGCCCTGGGAAGACTTCTCTACAGCCCGGAGCGATTCGGACGGATGAGAGTGGGCGACTTCCTGGATGCAATGACAGGATACACAGAGGGAGAGAACGAAAGGATAAGGGCTGTGGCAGAGATAGTGAGAACATCGACAGCCCTTTTGTGGAACATACAGGTGGATGCAAAATCGAAGCTCGGGGCAGATGAATTGTGGCCATTTCCGTGGGAGAAAAAAGAAGAGCCCGGAGAACAGATACCTGATGAAAAGATAAAAGATTTTGACGAGAGGCAGAAGAAGTACTTAACTGACAATTTTCCGGGATAATGGGAAATGTTATATCGAACCTGAAAGCGCGTTTCGGCGTTGACACTTCAGACTACAAGAAGGGACTGAAGGACGGCGAGAAAGCCACCGAAGAATTTAAGGCAGGTGCGGGCGCACAGATAGACCAGCTGGCCTCTATGTTCGGCGTGAACATGGGCGCTGTGAACGATGCCCTGAACACCGCAAACAAATCACTCAATTTTGCATCACAGTCGTTTAAAGCTGCCCGGGAGGGCGGCGATAAGTTCGTTATAGGGCTGAAGCTTCTGAAGACTGCCATAGCTGCCACAGGGCTGGGGCTCATCATCGTTGCCCTGGGATCCATAGTTTCCTACTTCTCAAAAGCAGGTGCGGGCGCCGACAAGTTTGCGAAGATACTGATGCAGGTGAAGTCGGTAATCAATAATGTGATTGAGCGGCTCGCCGCCTTCGGGAAAGGGCTATACGAGATAATGACAGGCCGTTTCAAAGAGGGCTGGGAGACGATGCGCTCGGCTTTCAAGGGGATAGGCCAGGAGATAAAGGAAGACTGGAAGGCTGCCGGAGACCTGGCAGAGAGAGAAGATGCCCTGGAGGACCGGGAGATAGCTCTTATCAATTCACTGGAAGAGAGAAGGGCGAAAGCTGCCGAGCTGAGGCTGATGGCCAAGGAAGAGCTCGACGACCAGAAGAAGAAGCTGGACCTGTTGAACCAGGCTGAGGCACTGACGAGAAGCGTGTACGGCGACCAGGTGGAACTGGAAAGGGAACGGCTGGCGATAATGAAGGAGAAGCTGGCCATACAGACCAAGGATCCGACGGACGAACAGAACAGGGAGATTGCCGAACAGGAGGCTACAATAAACCGGTTGCTGAGGGAACAGGCCCAAGAGCTGAAGGGAATAACCAGGGAGAGAAACGCCGCGAAGCTGGCGGTGGCTGAATCGCTGAAGCTCGAGCAGCTGAAAGCAGAGCAGCTGGGGATAACGGTGGCAGAGATAAGCCACCTGAAGATGCCGGACCTGGCCCCGACGGTGGCCGGACTGCAGGAGCTCTCGGAGAATGTGGGAAGCACTACAGCGGAGATCTCTGAAGAGATGCAGAAGATGAACGACGTTGTTCAGGATACCCTGAAGAGCGCGATAACGGGATTCTCGGAATGGGTGGGGGCTTTTGCGGCAGGGACAGCATCGTCGGAGGACATGGTGAAGATGGTGGGCCAGCTGCTCGGGGACATGCTGACACAGCTGGGAGAGGTGGCTGTGGCCACCGGCGTGGGACTGCTGGCCATCGATGAGGCTTTCTCAACGATGAATCCCTACGTTGCCATAGCTGCAGGAGCTGCACTGGTAGCGCTGGGAGCTGCCGTGAAAGGGGCGGTATCGTCGATAGGGAGTACGGCGAAAGCAGGATCGGGAGGCGGCGGCGGGGTAGTGAACCTGACGGGGTCGACGGGACCGACAATGTACCAGCAGGCGGCGCTGAACTTCTCGGGAGAGATATCGCTGAAGGCATCGGGAAGCGACCTGGTGGCTGTGATAAATAAAGAGTATCTGAGAGTGAGTAAGACAACTTGATATCCGTTGGCTGAAGCCAACGGCAATTAACCGTCAGCTGAAGCTGACGGAAATTTATGGCATACGGACTGAAATATGAACTTCTGTGCACCTCGAAAAAGGGCAACCTGTATACTGCCAAGATACTGGAAGACGGGTACACGGATCCGGATATTGACAGGAACGTGCCCATAAATCCTTTTTCTCTGAGGAAGGACCGGGCAGCAGTGGTAAAAGGAACGAGCTTTGAGTTTCAGATAAGGGAAGAAACTGACTTTGAATTTATAAGCTTCTACACATCGAACCCGAAGAAGTATCTTATTGAACTTTATAAGGCATCGACATTACTGTGGACGGGATACCTGGATCCGCAGCAGTACTCGGCACCATACAAGCCGGCACCGAATAATATTTCGTTCAGGGCAAGCTGCGGGCTGGGCCTCCTGAAGGAGGAGCCTTTCACGCTTACTGGGGAACAGACAGAGTTTGCAATAATAAGGCATTGCATTGACAAGATCGGGCTGGGCCTTCCATATGCCGTGGCAATAAGCAAGTGGGAGATAAACCACGACAGGACGAGGAGCCCGCTGGAACAGACGTACCTGAAATGCGACATATTCGACCAGGACAACTGCTACACGGTACTGGAAAAGGTTCTGAAGAGACACGACGCCGACATAACGCAGTGGAAGGCAAGGTGGCAGATAATAAGCTCGGTAGACAGGAAGACAACGAGGATGCTGTACGGGAGTGACGGAACCTACGACACCACCGAGGCCGCTCCCACGGTGCTCGACCTGGGATACCCGTACGAGGGTGCAGAGGTGTACCCGACGGAGGTGCTGACACACTCGCTGGAACCGGGAGGCAACAAATTACCCTTTACCTATAACTTCGGGCTTAGGGAGAGCATGCTGAAGAATTACTTGTTCACAAAGTATTCGTCGGGGATGTTCGCGGACTGGACAAAACAGGGAAGCTTTAATGTTTACCAGAGATTTGCAGGGGGGAAATTCTGCGCATACCTGTGGGGTTATGAAAATTCGTATAACTATTACATTTACCAGAGCTTTAATATAAAGAATATAACCGGTAAGAACTTCCGCTTTTCGGTTGAGGTATGCCCAATGGCTTATTATAACGGAGGCCCTTATTACCTGTATGCTCCCATTAATGTTACGATGCGGGCAATGATAAAGCTGGTGAGCGGAGGTACAAGCTATTATCTTACAACGAGCGGATGGGGAACATCGGAGGCTTACTTTGAAGCCGAGGTGGAATCTGTGATGAACTGGAGCAGTATAGTATGGACGGAAATAGGGGCCATAACTTTTGAAATACCAGGCGACGGGGTACTGACTGTACGGCTCCAGAGGATACATGCGAACCCTGCCCCGGGATCGGGACAGACATATATAGGAGCACTTTTCGCCGAACCGAAGGTTACCTTCCTGGATGATAATGAAGAGTACGACGGGGAAGAAAAGGCCGAGGCTGTATTTGACGACTCGGTGGAACTACTGGCCCTTCCGGAAGAGACATTTGCCGCGGGCGACGCGCCGGACCACCTGAACAACGAGCTGATGTATGACAACTGCACCTTCCTGGAGGACAGTATACCGACACAGTGGTGGAAGCTTTCGAGCGGCGACACGGTATTGTCGCTTTTACATACGTGGCTGAAACTGCTGGCGAGCAGGAACAGGATGCCGAGACAATCGCTGACAGGTCCGATAAAGGGGACGGCGATTGAGTTCAACTCAATAATCAAACACGCTTACAACAGCGACAGGGAGTTTGAGATTGCGGAATGCATATGGGATATGTACGAGGAGAAGCTGAGCGCCACGCTGCTGGAGATACTGGCATTCAGCGATGAGGATATAACGGTGACGGACGAGGACGGCACGGTGACGGAGATAACAGGAGCAGCAAACCTGACGGTGGCATCGGTAAGCCTGGGGCTGAACCCGGTGGCCGTGGACCAGACTTTCGATATTACTGTTCATATTGATAATACGGGAGATCTGCCGGGACAGAATACCATAGAGTGGAAGATCGTTAACGGATCGGACGAGACGATGACGGAGGGGACTCACGAGAGCCAGGTGATAGCTGCAGGGGAAGATGACGACGACACTTTCGGGGTGACAGCACCTGATACAACAGGATCGTACACGGTGAAATGCAGGATGAGCAGCGACACGGCATGGGTGAGCTCGGCGACACTGACGGTAGCGGATACCGAGGTGGCTATTAACTCGATAGCAGTGATCCCGGTGGGCGTGGTTGACACTCCACTTTCGCTGACGTTCAATGCAACGAACTCGGGACCGGCAGGTGTAAAAACCATATATTACGAACTGTACGACGACGACGATCAGCTGGTATATTCAGGTGACGAGGATAAGCTTTTCGCAAATGGTACAGACAATTATTCGCTGACGGAGACTACTTATCCGTCGATAGCCGGCATAGGTTATTACTTCCTGGTATGGAGCGAGGATAACCCGGGAGGAGCAGCACAGAGCAATGACTTTGAAGCAACAGCAACTTAAAAACTTTAATACTATGGACCCAATTTTAGCAGCAGTTTTCGGAGCAGTGGCAGGAGGTATCCTGGGATACGTGCTCGGAAGGAAGATTCAGAAAGACAACGACAAGCCGGTGCTTGTGATTAACGAGAACGAGCCTCATGCAAAGGAGTTCCCGCATCATGTGCATCCGCATGACCAGAAGGAAACCGTCAGCTGAAGCTGACGGAAATTTGTAATTAAGCGGGGGGTTGCTTCGTCGCTACGCTCCTCGCAATGACAGTGGATAAATGAAGATATCGATTATTACACCGACGAATAACCCGCAGTTTCTGGATGAGCTGTATGAGTGCATTGCCGGCCAGACCTATAAGAACTGGGAATGGATTGTGCTGCTGAACCAGGGGGCGAAGTGGGAGGCTCAGGGCTCAGGGCTCAGGGCTCGGGGCGAAGAACCCCCTGCCCTTCGGGCTGTCCCCCCAGGGGGGGACGGAAACCCGCCTGCACAGGATCCGAGGATCAGGGTTATCGAGTGTCCGTTTGTGAATAATAATGTGGGGTTCCTGAAGAGGCTGGCGTGTATGAACGTAACGGGTGAGGTTATCGCGGAGGTGGACCACGATGACCTGATATTGCCGACTTGCCTGGAGAAGGTGGCGAAGGCTTTCGAGGATCCGGAGGTGGGTTTCGTGTACTCGAGGAATGCTAAGCTGACAGACAAAGAGATCCGTTACCTTCCGGAATACGGGTGGAAGGCTGACTTCTTCCATTACAAAGGGAAGAGGCTGTATGCTCCGTATAACCAGCCGGTGTACCCAGGGAGACTGGGACATATATACTTTGCCCCGGACCATATACGGGCGTGGAGGACTTCGGTGTACGAACAGATCGGAGGGCATGATGATTCGCTGAAGGTGTGCGACGACCTGGACCTGATGCACAGGCTGTACCTGGTGACGAAGTTCGCGGAGATCCCGGAGGTGCTGTACCTGTACAGGATCAACGGGGATAACACTTATATGAAGAACGGGAACCTGATAAGGGACCTGAATAATAAGCTGTATGACCAGAATGTTGAGGGACTGGCACGGAGGTGGGCGGAGATCAATAACCTGGCGGTTATTGATCTGGCTCAGGGCGCAGGGCTCAGGGCGCAGGGCGACCCCCCTGTGATCCCCCCTGAAGGGGGTATGAAACCCATTGAGGATACGAGGGGTTGCTTCGTCGCTTCGCTCCTCGCAATGACCGATTCATCTGTTGGTCTTGTGGTGGCTAAGGATTGTCTTCAGTATGTGGAGGATACGCGGGGGTTGATGGAGGAGATACACAGGGTGCTGGCTCCGGGGGGGATGCTGATATGCGAGACGCCGAGTACTGACGGAAGAGGGGCTTTCCAGGAGCCGGGGGTGAAGAGCTTCTGGAATGAGAACTCGTTCTTCTATTACACGAAGGAAAGCTGGGCGAGGCGGCTACCGGCGACCGGCGACCGGCGACCGGCGACCGGCAACCGGCAACCGGTTTTGTTCAGGGAGTGCAGGTTGACGACGGTGTACCAGGATAATTTCGGGAAGGAACACAGGATGGCTTATGTGAAAGCTCACCTGGAAAAGATATAACTATGAAACCACTAAGGATAAAACAGGGTGACGAGCTGAAGTTTACCGATACGATACAGTCGGGGTTGAGCAGCCTGGACGGCTACTCGAACAAAGCGTACTTCTACAAGGGTGACGGGACGGAACTGGCGACGATAGACGGATCTGTGAGCGGGCTGGTGGTTACTTATTCAGCGCTGCATGCGGTGACTGTGCTGTGGCCTACAGGGACGTACAGCTACGAGACGAAGACATGGGACAGCTCGGGACATAACTACACGCCATCGAAGGGGATACTGATTGTTGAACCGACAGGAACGACGACACCGGTATGAAGGTAAGGGGAAGGATATCGCAGATAACGGTTACCGGCGAGATATCGCAGGTGATAGTGCGCGGAAGGGTACAGCAGATCATCATTCAGGGCGAGATCGAGCAGCAGGGGACGACTCATTACCCGCCGGCGGTGGTGTCGGTGAAGGGAGGCGAAGGATCGCCGAACCAGATAGATATACTTTTTGATAAGAACCTGTATATGTATTCGGGGCTCGAGGAGATGGAGAGCATGTTCAGCTTCAGCTTATCGGGAGGACCGGCAGGGATAACGGGGATTACAATACCGGGAGACGGGGCTGTAAATAACACAGTTGTTATTACCCTTGACAGGGTGCTGACAGCTGGTGAGACGGGTACGGTGACATATACTCCGGGCACTGACGGGCTGAGAGATGAGACGGACGAGAGCGCACCGGTACAGGCATTCACGGCGACGATAATGAATATGGTTGAGTAACACACTAATACATAAATAAGATGGGATCATTAAAAAATCATTCAGCTTTATTGGGCAGGCTCTCTGGAGCCGGAGGCGATTACTACATCGGAACCCAGGCTGTAAGCGATAAGAAGTTTGAAGTTATCCGGATAGGAGCTCAGGCAACTCTTGTGGGTGTACAGGTGGGGAACCAGGACGTTATGACAGCAAGGAACTACCCGGCACAGCTGCCGAGCGGATACCTTATATGCGCAGAGGGGAACGAACCTATAAACCACATTGAGATAAGCGCAGGGTGGGCAGAGGGATTCGTGATGCAGACATGGGTTGAGGAGTTACCTTCGTAAATACACAGGGCCATGTACGTAAGCTTACTTGAGGCTTTCAGCCCGTTCGGACTGAGGACGGAGGACAGCGACCAGGCTGTTGAGGCACTGACAGCGGACAGCACGGTGATAACGGCAGACAGCACGGTGATAACCGCAGACCAGACGGTATATGACCCGGATGAACTAATATAAAACAGGAAAGATGAAGAAGTTATTATTGATTTTTGTGATTATATGTGCCGGCATGGCTGCCATGGCACAGGATCTGGACACTGTAAACACAGGAACCAGGGCGAACGGGCGGGACGGGGATCCGCTGAGGACAGCTTTCTCGAAGGTGAACGATGCTATCATCGCATTGAATGCCCTGCTAACGGATTACGAGGCGGGGGAGAGCTTGTCGCTGTTATCGCCGATGCATGCAGATACCATCCCGCTATTTACAGCAGGCTACGGATGGGGAGCAGCTACGGACACAACGGGGATAGACATTACCGCAGACTTTGGTGGGTGGTACAATGATGGCTCGGATACCGTACAGCTCGCTAAAGTTATAGGTATTGTCAAGGCAAGTAAAAACGCACCCACGGTAACGGTGAATGTTTACTGGGATGTGAACTATTACGATGCCACTCCTGATAGTGCTTTCACTGCGGGGCTTGCGGTTACTTCGACAAGTGCGGGAACTTCGGGAACATCTTTTGCAAAAGCGAAGATTCCGCCTCATGTATGGGTATGGGTTAAGCCTTGTCGGTCACTTGGGACTACGGGAACAAAACCGAGCAAGTTGAGGATTTCAGTTAGCGGTTACAAAATACCAAAATACTAATGAAGCGGTTACTATTAATATTTCTGACTTGTGCTTTATTTGCACAGGTTGAGGGACAGCTTATAA